GTTCCGTAGAAGTCTGCACGAACCATTTTCTTTCCGTAACGAGTCATTACACCTTTACGTGGAGTGAAGTCTTCTGGAGCGAAGATGGTAGGAGTAACGATTAACGGTACGTATGGAGCGTAAACGTAACCAGACTCTAAATAAGAACCACCTTTGTAACCTACAAGAACTTTATTGCGTGGGAAGTAAGGATCTTTATAAACTGTAAAACGGTTTGACAAAGAACCAACTGCTTCTGCACCGATAGAGAAAGGAGCAGATGCTTGACCTTGACCATCGATTTTGATGCTTGGCTTGTAAAGAACAGAAGCTTCAAAAATAGTAGCGATTTCTGGAGATACTACGATGAAGTTTGCTGCACCACGAAGAGTTTTACGATGGATTTCATTAGCAACATCGATAATGGTTTCAACAAGAGTTTCATACCATTCACGAACTGTACCAGTGAAAGTTGGACCCAAAGTAGTAGATACATGAGCACCAGTATCTTTACGAACAAATTTACCAGGAGCACGAGACCAGAAATAATTTGCACCTTTCGCTTCAACCAACAAGTCATTAAGAATTTCACGATCGATTTCCAATGCAATTTGCTCAGAAAGAATTTGAGTCAATTCAACTTCAGCATCCATTGAGTGATATGCATTCAAATCTTGCGCCATTTCTGGAGACCAACGAGCTCTTAACTTACGAGTTTGTGCTGTTACCGCGATTGATTCAATTTTGATATCAATTTCTGGAATGATTGGAGCAGGTCCTGATGCGGATAAGTTAGATTCGAATGAAGGAATAACAATAGTACCACCTGTTCCACCTGCACCTGTTGTTGTTACAACATCAGCAACTGGGTAAGTTAACATAAAGTCATCGTAGCCCCCATCAGTAACGTTTGCGTAACTTGTACAATCGCCATTGACTACCACAAGTAAGTGTGAGCCTTCTTGACTAGGTGTCCAAGTTTTTGTTGTTGTATTCCAGTTACCGATCTGATTAAGTCTCTTAAGATTAAAAAGGTTTTGTCCGCTTTGAAAAGCTTTACCTTCTGAATCATTAGCCCAGATGCTTAGACCTTCAATTGTGTCGCTGCCCCCATCTACGGCAATAAGACCAATTCCTTTTGCCATTGTTTTGTCAACACTAGTCAGAGGAGACAAACTAAATAACATAATTTGAACAACTTCACCTGATTCATTGATCTCCTTAATCAATTGAGGATCATATTGAAGCAATTTTAAGTTTTGTCCGTATGATAAAGTTGTAGAACTAATAGGAGCTCCAGCTGTCCAAACGCCAGATGAATTATAAGCGCCAGCGTTATCTGCTGCAGTAGATTCAACTTTAACAGCTGATGTCGCTGCGGTATACGTACGATATGCTTTAGAATAAGATGATCCTGCCAAGTCATATTGACCACCTGTAGCTGAAGCTCCACTTTTAATATTAGAACCGCTAGGGGTTCCGTATAAAGACCCACCTCTGTCATAAACCGCAGCTAAGTCTGAAGTTTGATCAGCAATGTTACCAGCTGAACTTACGCCACCTGAACCAATATGACCTACATCTGAACCATAAGAATAGTCTAAGTAGAAAAGCAGACCGGAAGGCAATGACATAGGTTGAATAGAAACTAATTCATTAGCAACCAAACCACCGAAAACACGGCGAACGATTGGAAAAGCGATGTTAGTGAAACCATCGATATTTCCAGCAGAACCAGCTGCACCTAACGTGTTAGATTCACGCAATACTTGAGCAGCTTGGTTTTCCAACAAACGAGACATTGTCTCACGATTGTAGTCATTAAGACCACGTAAAAGACCAGTTCTGGTCCATTTTTCTTGAAGACGTTTAGATTCGGTGCCAACATGGCGTTCACGAATGCCTTCAGTTAATTGATTTAATGTAAATGAACGACTCATAATTTATTTCTCCTTTATATTTGTAAACAGTGAGTACTTATATTTATTATAGACCTGCCAATTTCTGCCATCTTGATAATTCATTAGATG